CCCCATGCCATACAACTGATTGCCAAGGGCAGCCTGCTGCGCCGCCGTAGTGGCACCCTGCGTGAACGCCTGATTGCCTACGCCGGCAAGGCCCTGCGCAGCACCCGTCTGTTGACCGTAGACGTTCTGGCCGAGGCCAGCCAGTGCCTGTCCAGTCCCGGTGTATTGATTGTAAGCCTGATTGCCGAGGGCAGCCTGCTGTGCAGCCGCGCCCATGCCTTGAGCATACTGTTGCTGACCAAGAGCGCCGACACCCTGTGCGACAGTGGTCCCTTGACCGAATACGTTCTGACCGAGGCCAGCCAACGCCTGTCCAGTCCCGGTGTATTGATTGTATAGGTTCTGGCCTGTCGTCTGCAATGCGGCGCGGTTTGCCTGCTGTGCGGCGAGATTTACGCCCTGTTGCTGCTGCGCTGCCGCGAGCGCCTGATTGTAGCCGGTATTCAAGAAATTGGTGTTTGTTTGCGCATTGGCTAGATTCTGCTGATAGGCAAGATTCGCCTGGGCAATGCCCGAGCGATCACCGCCAAATGCACCAGCCTGAATGGCATTACCTTGCAGGCCGGACGCCTGTTGGGCGTTCTGCATGTTTTCGCCGGCCAGCATCGCATTGTATGCCGAGCCAAGGAACGGCGACATAAACTGGCCGATCTGCTGTCCACCGATCTGCTGGGCATTGACTGCCTGTCCACCGGCATAGGTATAAGGATTGGCAGCAGCTAGGCCAGCACCATAGGAAGCGCCTGCGGCTTGGTTGTATGGATCGGCAGCTCCGGGTGCGCCGGCATATCCATATGCAGCAGCCTGATTAAGGCCGGCACCGATACCCTGAGCCTGACCTAGCGTGTTTGCAGCGCCATAAATAAAAGGTTGGGCCTGTCCCATGCCAGTCGCAAGAGCGCCAGTGGCCGCTTGATAGTATGGCTGCGCCTGACCGGCGGCAGCGTTGGTATTGGCAATGCCTGCCTGCTGGGTGTTGTTTAGACCGGCGACAAAGGCGTTCGGATCAGTAGAGTATTGCTGAAAGGGAGTCGTCGCCGCATTGCCAGCCGCAGTGACAGCATTGTTATAGTTTTGGGCTATTTGCTGCGGAATGCTCGTCGTAGAAGACGAGGTTTGGTTCTGCGTGCACATGCATCAATGCTCCACTACGCTTTGCTGACCGCCCTTGCCAGCATTATACATGAAAAACGCCCCGCTTGGTTTGCCAAACTGGCGCTCATAGAGCCTAACCTTAGCTTCTGTTCGCTGATCTGAAGTAATTCCGATCATCAAAGGTAGGTTTAGCGAATCAGCAGATTGTTTAGCAAATTCACACAAAGCACGAGCGCGCCCACCTTTTGCCTCTCTAAAGTCTGGATGAACAAAAATAGTGCGCTCAACTAGCCATTTACTGTCTGAATACCAAAATTCGCCTACCTCAAGTAAAACATAACCTTGTATCTGCCCGTTGTCACCAACAATGATTCCACAAATACCGTTGTTTTTGTTTAGAGCGTTCCACAGACACTGTAATGCCTTCATTTGGCTAAATTCACGGAATCCGATTTCATTGTATGCCATCATGATTAACGACATAATGTCGTGAACATGTGACGTATCAGCAACTTTAACGACAAACGTTTTATCAGTCATGTTTTATCCTTTATTAGTCTTTTTTAGGCGGTGGAAGTTTCTGCAAAGTCTTGATTGTCTTCGCTCGCATACGCTTAATCCAATCATCCAAAACCCGATGACCAGAATCCATGTCGCCATCACCTGCCCAAGCAACCTCATGGGGAGCCAGGACATATTCGCCGCCAGCAGCGACAATGGGGACGGCTCCTCCATCATTTTGACCACCAGCGGCACGGTGTGGCATTGCAGCCCCGTAGGGACCGCTAGACTGACCATACGGCATAGAACCGCCACCATATGGCATCCCGCCAAAGATGCGCTTCACCTGCTTAAAACCAGCCATAGTGTTCCCCTCGCCCATCGCACTGACGATGTCTGCGGGGATGACGTATGATCCTGACGGAACATGCATCGGCAGGTGATCGGTGCGACCGGCCACACTGCTATGGATCGGCCCTGTATGCAGGTGAGGAGACATCTTAGGATTGAAGCCGACCGTGGAAGTCGTGGTGGTGGTATTGCCACCATCAAGCCTTGCCTTGCGGGCAACATTCAGGGCGGCGGCAATACTTTGATCGGTTGGATGCCCCGCATGCACCATTTCGCTGATGTTGTGGCTGATCGTCGCCTGCGACTTACCCTTCGTGAGCGGCATTCAGTCCTCCATTCAAGAATAGCTGATGGCGGCGGTCATGCCGGTCCCGGTAGTCACTACAATACCATATGCAACAGGGAAATTGAGAGTAAAAACGCCGACAGTATTTGGAATTGTCGCAATCGCTCTTGCTGATGTCGCCGTTGCCGTAGTCGATGCATCATAAATTGTTCCCGTGGACGATCCAGCCACAATAATACTCACAACACAAACGCGGCCAGGAACGGCAGATACAAGCTTTGTTGTGGCACCAGCAAGTGAAAGAGAGTTACGCGCACCAGCTAAATTAATAGTCGTCTGCGCTTCACTGTTGAGTGCAGTTACTACGTTTTTTGTGGCTGTAAGTAAATCGTCTAAGGATGCCATTTAATACTTTCCGTCTGCTTGGAAGCGGTATCGGATATTGCCAATACGCCAGAAGCTACCGACGTCATTACTTCCTACATTGATCGACACAAGGCGACCGCGAAGCCTTGGAGAGATAAACGTGGTGCTTTGCGTCAATGTGAACGGGCCGTAGGATATGGGTGTCTGGCCGGCATAGTCATCGGTGTAGAACGTCATATTCAACTGCGCGCTCTGGGTGCCGTTATAGTAGCCCCACTTGGCGTCTGGCCACACTTGGTCGATGAAAGCCTTGTTGTCGGCTTCATTGATGACGAAGTAGCCAGTCTGGAAGAACGAGTTCATCGCGCTGCCATCGGCGTCGGTAGACGTCTCGTGCTGATAGATATAGCGGCTTACTGGGTCGGCACCGATAGGCGGGCCGAAGATGGACTCGTTAATCCAGGCAGACCGGCCAAGGGAGCCGTAATCCCATTGCCCTATGACTGTGTTATACTTGACGTAGGCAGCCACTTCGCCGTTGCTGGTGGTGGTTGGATAATACCAAGCAACCTCATTGAAGCGGGAATTGACAGCCACCCTGATCTTGTTGACGTTCGACATGTCGATTTGCTGGAAGATCACGTCCCAGATGGGGCATGGGATGGGCTGAACGCCAGAACCGGATAACGAAAAGAACTGGCTCTGGCCCATCCAATAGACGACGCCATTGAACGATCCGGCAGCCTTTCGACCGATCATGCCGCAACCGGCAGCAATCTCGTTGAAGCTATAGATATATGGTTGGCCGATATACTGCATCGACCACACGGCAAGGTCAGTCCACACCAGACCCTGCTGCGGACCCTGGATGCATCCAACGATCCTTGATCCTTTTGGGATACGGAATGAACCAGCCTGATTGGTGCTTTGGGCGATCCATGCGCCATAGTTTTGGACATCACACCAGCGGATCGAGAGGGGATCGGCAATGCCGGTGAAGGTGGAACCCCAGGCAATGATCTGGCGCTGCGGCATAGCCACGAACATGCCGTCATTGACAGGCGGCGCCTGGGGGATAACCGTGGCAATCGGCTGCCCTGACGTCGGATCGTATTGGAAAATCGGGCCGGATGCTGGGTCGATGGATTGGATAAGCGCCGCTGACGTTTGTGCGCCGGTTGCTGTGCCGGCGAAGGAGATCGTCCCAGGCCCAGACGCAGTCACCACGTATGTGCCATTGTAGGCGCTAGGAGAGGCACCAGAGAGCGTTACCGTGTTGCCGACGGGTATGACGTAGGTGCCAGGGAATGTGGCCGTCACGACCGTTCCTGTGCCACTCAGCGTCAGGCTGTTGAAGTCCACATCAAACTCTGGCACCGGGCATGCGACAAGGATTTCGCCCCAGTTGTCCAGGGTCCAATCATTTGTGTAGACAGGCACACCCGTAGTCGGGACGATGCCGGCACCCGTGCCATATCCACCAGAACCATATCCGTCAATGCCGTAGCCAGTCCCAGCAGGGACCGCTCCAAAGCCAATGTAATATACAAAGTTTGCGTTACCGCCATTCATAAATGCAGAAGCGGATGACGTCGCAGTATTACTTGCCTGTATTGTGAATGTATTTGCAGTCGGGACACTAAGTATTGAATAGTCGCTGTAAAATACAATTCCGCCAACGCTGACGGGGATATTTACTGCGAAACTACTTCCTACAGAATACCCGTGATTGGCTAGGGTGACGGTCGTAAGACCGGTCCCGGATACCGTGGTGAATTGCGGCGTGGCACCGCCAGAAGTCACAGTCGATGTGGCAGCCAGGGGGTTGCCGAATAAGTCAACGGCGTTGATGGTGTATGTCGTCCCGCTAACAACCGTCACGGGATAAAACCCGAACAGGACTAAGCCGCCGACACTGATCTGTGTCGAAATAAACACCGAATCATAGCTTGTCGTGGTGATGCCGGCGTCAATGATGGTGACGACATTGCTGCCGGTCACGGTGGAGAAGTTTACGGCAGGGTTCGTCGTGATCGTGCGCGGCGTGATATCGACCAAGTTGCCGTTGGTGATGACGGCAAGCTGGGCCTGATAGGAGGACGCCGTGGCCTCATTGCCGACAGCTAAATGCTGATTAGCGTTGGTGTCTTCCCATGCCCATAGGGCGCGGGTGATGGTCTGCATGGCGGTTGGAAAAAATTTGTTCCAGCCTCCTAACTTTTGCGCAAGACCTAAGCCCGCTCTGTCTGGGACAAAACGAATCAAATTACATGAAGAAATGGCCGCTTCATTTAGTGCGGGTGTCTTGTTTACGTCAACGCCTGGGATGAGTTTAAGCGAGGCATGTGCCACGATTTACCCCCTGGTCGGCGTTGCGACAGGCGAAATAGAACTAGATGACCAAGCAGCAGCCTCGAATTTCTTGCGATATTCTTCGCCCTGAGCGCCCTTCAGAAGGGTTTGGTATTGCGCTTCGTATGTCGGACCCATTTGCGGATCGTTCGAAGCTGGGCCAAAGTTGCGCTGGAACTGGCTGATATAAATCATAGACGCCTGGAGCAGCATATCAGGCAGATACGTGCTGATAAACGTCGTTCCGGTGTTCGCCAGGGCCGTCGTGGCGTTGACGGCAAGGGTCTGCATGCGGACCAATCCAGTCAGCGTCACCGGATACGCTTGGTCTGGGTATGGGCCTACGATGTAAATCTGGGACGTGTTGCCATATGTGGCTGCGTCGCCGCCGTATGGCGCGAAGTATGCCGGCATCGCCGTGTATGCAGTATCCCCGTAGACATTTTGCAGAACTTGCTTAGAAACGGGCAGTAAGGGATAGGTTGCGCCACCAGAAACAATAGAAATGGTCTGCAAGGTGACGAAATCGTTGATACTCAAGGTCAGCAAATTGCTGCCGGCAGTCAGTGTGTAGCTAGTGTTGCTCGAAATGGCTGGGAATAGGTCTAAATCACGCTGAATGCGCAGTTCGGCATAGTTCAGCATCTGCGGGATAATGGCGTTAAACGCAGCATCGACACCAACAACAACACCGCTTGACGTCGTCGTGTTCACAATGGCCATCGTCGCCACCTGGGTGACGTAGCCGTTGTAGGTCAGCGGTGTCGTGGCCGGAGAAGTGGTCATTTATCGGCCTTGTTATCCAGTTTGTCGAAAATCTTTTCGAACATACTGCGGATTTCCCGCATTGTATCATTGAAGTCTGCTTTTGCCACGTAATTTGTTGGCAATGATACTTCGATTTTTCTGATGTCTGCTTGTAGGTCTTTGACGGATTGATAGAGTTGACGTGCAAACCATCCAATGACAGCCAAGATGGCTCCCCCGACTAGGTTAATTGTGGTTTGCACGTCCATTTTGGCCTCTTAGGCGACGGGGGTTTCGGGTGC